TCGGATAGCCTAGCGAGTTCTCGGTAGGACTCGTTCAGGTCTTTCAGTAGTTGTGAATCATGGTGGCTCATAGGTCGGAATACTCCCGTGCGATTGCGTAGGCTTGCATCAGCTTCTCGTTAGCTAGATCAATCTCGTCGGCGGCATATCCTATATCGTCACGCGTCATATAGATCATTGCAGATTCGATGAACCGCATTGATTCTTCTAGGTAGGTTTTTATCTGATCTTCGGGTTTCATATTCTTTCGAGAAAGATTGGGGTTTGCTCACCAACATACGCGCCCTGCGTATTGTAGTAAAAATATTCTTGCGCTTCTTCTGGAGTCATGCCTTGCGACTCTAAAATCTCGATGCACTTGTCACGATCATACACAGCAAGCGGAGTGTTGAACTGCCAGCCGATGCCGATGAATGCTTCGTCTAGCCCGTCTGCAAGCAAAATCGAATAGTCGTCTCCGATATGCTCGTCTAGTTTTTCTTTGAGGTTCATTATTGTTAAACAGTAGTCAGGGTTTCGGAGAGGTTCAGGTCGATATACTCCCGCACAAATTCCTCTGCACGGTCATAGTCCTTGATAAACGAAAGCGTGAGTATTTCTACCTTTGCTCCGTCTGGTTTTCTAATGGCAACACGATTGCCTTCGATGGTTACTTCGCATCCGAGATGGATGAATTTTTTATTCATAGAAATTGAATGTTGACACAACACAATATGTGGCGCAAGCTGATTTCTCAATGAACACACAATACTACATCGAACCTGAATTTGAACCAAACGAAATGTCTGTCGGATATTCTGCGCGACCAGCAGACGAGCCGGAACTGGCGCATCCAAGCCTGCTGTCTATGCAGGAGATTGACTCGCTGCGAGAGGAGCTGCGGCATGAGCGATACAGGCGACTGCTTGCAGAAGGCGAGATAGCGCGGATGAAGTTTGAAGAAGTCCGTCCTAGCGATCAATACTTCCTCGGATTTCCGATTCGCAACTACGACAGCAGCGACGACGACTGCCAACGCACAACTTGGGAAGTCAAGATCGAAGGTATGTGGCATGAGGTCATAACCTGCGGCCTGCGCTTCGATAGGAAAGAAGCAATCGAATCCCTCTGCCAAATCCTCAAAGCAAAAATATGATTGCCTCACAGAGCGGCGATCCAACGGAGCGGTTGCTGCAAGAAATCTTTCAACTGGCGGTTGACGATGTTCGCTATAAAAACCCGACAGCTTGCACGAAGAACGAACTACAGGAAACCAAGCGGACGGCTGAAGATTTCTTCAAGACAAAGTTTTATCACGAACTATGTGACCTCTTTAATCTGCCGTCGAACCGAGTAGCAAAGCTGATTATTTCGCAGAAAGACACCTTGGTCAGAGAGGAAAAGAAAGATGAACTGTCCTAAGTGCGGAAAGAAGACGAAGATCATCGACAGCCGTGTTGCTGGTGATAGAACAGTAGTCAGCAAAGAACACGAATACACGGGAAGCAAGGTTCGCAGGCGGCATCAATGCAAGTGCGGAATCCGATTCAGCACGATTGAAGTCTTATGCGAAATACTCCCACCTGTATTCCCAATTGAAAACAGATACAGGAAACCTAAACCAAAACACAAACCAAAGAAACCAAAGGCCAAACTAAACAACGATTGGCTGGAGAGAATAAATAGAAAGCTAGAAGAAGTATGACCTACGAAGAATTTGTTTCAGCCCTCGTTAAAGACGGGCATAAGATTAAAGAAGAGATCACGCCAGCCGAATGCCACACTTTGCACATGATTATGGGCATCTGCGGCGAAGCAGGAGAGCTGCTTGATGCGGTGAAAAAGGCTATCATTTACCGAAAAGACCTAGACCTCATTAATGTAGTCGAGGAACTGGGTGATATTGAATTTTACCTTGAAGGTTTCCGTCAGTCAGTTGGTATTAGTCGGGATGAGACCATTAAAGAGAACATGGACAAGCTGCGGAAGCGTTACGCCAAGATCGCATACACCGATGAAGCCGCTCAAACTCGCGCTGATAAAGCCTGAAAACATATTGCTGATGGCAGTCATAGCAGTGTGTGCTGCATACAAGTTATTTCTTGAATGACTCTACACCCATTCGTAGGCATAGACGAATCAGGCGACCTGCATATCTACATATCGCCATTCAAGCTGCACAAGTTAAGCCCTATGCACTCTCGCGGCAGACCATTCCCAGACGGTGCGGAACGAAGCATCTCGCCTGATAAGGCAGAAGAGTTGTTAAATAAAATGCACGATTATTTTAACGAGTATGAAAACGGTAAGAGGTCTAAAAAGAAATAAGTCTATGAACAGGGTGTCCGATAAGCACCGTAAAGAGCTAAAGGAATACTCTAAGATTAGGCATGATTACTTTATGCTGAATCACTTCTGCGAGATATGCGGAGAGGCAGCAACGGACATTCACCATAAGGCTAGGCGAGGAAAGAACCTCAACAACACAGAAACTTGGATGCCTGTCTGCCGCCCGTGTCACATGCGAATTGAGAGTAATGGAAAGTGGGCTAGAGAAAATGGATACTTGATATGACTATATTCGCAATAGACCCCGGCCCTACAGACTCAGCGTTTGTTCAATGGGACGGGAAGGTTATAGATCACGGACATCTTAATAATTACGAGATGCGTCAACTACTTATTGGTAGGGAATACGACATCGTAGCCTGCGAGATGGTAGCCAGCTACGGCATGGCGGTAGGCGCCAGTGTATTTGATACCTGCCGATGGGTTGGAAGATTTGAAGAGGTTGCTAGGACTGACACGCTCTTGTGCTACAGGAAGGACATTAAGATGTATTTGTGTCGCACTATGCGATCAAAGGACAAGGACATCCGACAGGCATTGCTGAACCTTGTAGGACCACAGGGAACTAAAGATGATAAAGGTCCGACATACGGGCTAAAGTCACACACTTGGTCAGCACTAGCTGTAGCGGTTTACGCTGAAAACAAATTGACTACGGTTAAACAATAGTTATATTGCGACACGCCGAGCTTTTGGTTCGGTGTTTTTGTGTGTTCATTAGTTCATAGGTTAAGAGGGGGGCGCAAGCCCCCTTCTTATTTAGGTTTGCAATACCTAACCTGCCGAACCTTACCGCCGCGATACACTCTAAATAGCTTTGTAATCAAGCCGTATTTGTCTGAGTTCCGGCCAAGAGTGCATGACGACAGGTTTACTTTTTCTGCAACAGTATAGATGTCAAGCCATCCTGCTTTACGCAAGGACTCGTCATCATCTATTTTGTTTCCATCAAAGAATGCCTGCCAAGCTCCAGCTACAGAGGCAACATCCAAGGATTGTTTGGTTTTCTTTCGCATAGGTTTACGGTTATTTGTGTGTCTGTGTAGTAGCCGTAGCCAAAGCCTTGGCTCCAAGCTAAAGTGGCGCGGCGTGTCTTTGCATAGGAAGCGTCAAACTTCATCAGCATTCCAACGCAGTAAGCGGTAGCGGATTGCAGAGTCCTTCCCGGCTCCTGTCCTACTCGGTGTAGGTGTCCCATGATGCAGTTGCCAAATGTCTCCGCATGATCCCTGATGGCAGACATGTTGAACATGTAGCCGTGCAAGAACTTGTGACCACCAAGAGTGTAGTTTGAACGAATGTCGTATTCGTAGGTTCTAGCCTTTAGCTTCTTCGCGGTAGCCTCAATCTCTTGGATAACGATAGTCGCAGCGTGTGCAGCGAGAGCGTTAGGAGAATGCGCTAGCTTAAACAATCTGTCCTCATGATTGCCGTAAAGGATATGTTGTGGCCGAAGCTCCTGTAAAAAATCGACACCAGCGGCGAGGTCTTCAGCTACAGATGCAGCTCTGTCAGCAGCATTAGGGTCTGACATTGCACCACCCCTAGCAGCCGCCATGTCCACGAAGTCTCCGAGATGAATGGTCGTGTCAGGGCGAAAGCGGGATTGGAACGAAAGCACAGAGTCCCTAGCCTCTGGGTCGATGTGATCCCCGTGAGAGCAGGATACCGCCATCCACTTCTTCCATTTCTTTGTGATGTTAAACGGCTGGAACCGCTCGCTGATTTTACTTTTCATTTTGGTAAATCGTGGCATTCAAAGTCGTCCTCACTGAACATTGACTTACCCTTCGCGTCTAGGAATGGGAAGTGTCGAAGACAACTGTAGGCTCTGTCTTCAATTTCTGACACCTTCTTTGGTCTAGTGGAGTGGTGAAGCAATTCGCGGAGGAATTTCTGTGTCTTCCAAAGCGAGTGATATTGTTCGTAGCGTAAGCTCATTTTAATTCTGGATGTTGTTTGGCATCTGCTGGTGTAAATACTTTTAGGAACATATCGGTTGATCCGATCCAGCTAAAGCCATGCCCCCATGCTATCGTTTCTTCAGGGCTAGACATGCAAACCTGTTGGTCTTTACCGCAGCCTTGTTCATTTCCGCGAAAGGTCCACCAGCTACCGGGTTTTGGAAGTATCATTTGTGTGTAATAGTTCTTGCGGAAACTTGTTCAGTAGGTCCATCAGCGCAGCCTCGCCATCAATAACGGCATCCTCGCTCAATTGTGGGAATACAGCATGGAGGACTTCGTGAAGCGCGGTAGAGAGAACGCTGTCTGGATCAGGCTCAACAAATATCTTGTGATCTTCGGCGACACAAAGGCCGATGTCGTCATCTTCAACACCGATATAGTCGTCTTCAGTTGGCTTTTTGAAGATAATCTTCCAAGGCTCATCACTGATTCGGACTGTTAGCCGTTTGAATCGCACGGTATTAGAATGGCAGATTCTTTTAAGAAGTCAAAAGATATTTTTATATGCCTGTGTAAGTAGCTGAATTGCTACCACTTCACCCTGTCCGCCCAATATGCCGCAGACATCTTTCCCTTCGCAATGTTCTTGGCGTGTCGAGCCTTGAAGCTCTCTCTGCGCTTTCGGTATGATTCAGACTCTCCTTCTTTCTTTGGAGAACCTGATACCCCCTGTTGCCCGAAGCGAATTGTTTTAACCTTATTCCCTTCCTTCGCCAAAACTACATGGGATTTCTTAGCTCCCGGTGTCCTCTTAGGCTTGTTCACGCCAGACACACCGAGTCGTTTCATCGCTGCTTTAATGGCTTCGCTCATTGCTTAATGCCTCTCTAATTATCTGCCGCACATGATTAATCTGCCGCGCCTTCAAGCACTGCCTCAGTATCTCTTTCAACTTCTTGTTCTCTTTAATCAACGCTTCGGTATCACTCATAAAAGGCTAGCTTCGCAATCATGTAAAAGGCTGCTAGCGATACTGACATAGACAGCATCGCTAGTATTAACAGCTTGTATTCTTTGCTGGTCATGCAGGATTAAAAGCCCTTCTCAAGCTCGCGGTATCCACGCTGCATCCTGCCGTAGTCGCTTTTAGCGCGGCCAACATTGACATCAATAGCCCCCTTTACCGTGCGCTTTGCCTTCTCAAGCAATGAAGGTTCTTTATAGATACTTTCTGGCTGCTCGCCATAATACTTTTTAGCGAAACGCTTGTAGTCTTCCTCATCAGTTTTTACGCCGGAATACTTTTTATTAAATGCTTCTTTCAGGGCTTTATTTTCTAGGTCCATATATTTGTTTCTATTGTTAAACTATAAACTTCTTACTGAATTCTAACGCATTGTTCCATCTGTTCTGCAAGCCAGCCCAAAACTTTGCTCTGGCTCCTACAGGTGGAGCAACGCGAATCTCGTATGTTTCCCTAGCACTACGCAGGTTGTCAAGAAGTGATGCCACATTCTTTGCTGCTTTAGCTAGAGTTGTCTTCGTTACAGGTCCAAACTTTCCGTCATCAGCAATACCCAACGCAATCTGCAAGATTCGCAAGGCGCCTTTCGGTCCTCGGTTAAATGCAGCATCGCGGAGGAATGCTTCTAGCGGAGCCAGTTCAGTCCACGCCTTAACGACATCTGTGTATTCTACGAGATACTTCTTGGCGTATGCCTCTGCCTGTGAATGACGGTTACTGTCGATAAGATTCTTGAGATGCGTTGCAGCCTTTGGATGGTATCTATCGTTGATACCTGCAACTTCAAATGCGCCACCACCGTCAGCCTTAGGTAGCGGATAAACTTTAAGTCTGCCGAGCTTGTCCTTACGAGCCTCGGACTTCAGAATGAAGTCTCCCATCTCTAGCCGTTCTGCCTCGGTAGCCATATCAGAAATCAGCCGAACCCTTAATCTCACCCTTGATTGGAAGAACACTAACGCTGACCCACAGGCTATCCAGCAAGCGGATTAGAAAGTGTCTGTCGTCAACGATTGGCATTACTCTGATAGGGTTCTCATACCACACATGCGAAGGATAGGCTTGAGCGTAGCAGTTGAAGGAAAGAAGAAGAATAAACAGACCGAGTAGCTTGCTTCGCACAGGCTTGGCTTTACGCACTTCTGCATTCGGGTTGAACTGACCGCCCGGTTTAGTCCTGCGAATCGTTTTACGGGCCTTTACGCGCCCGTAAATAGCCAATCCTGCACCGAGTGATTCCATCGCCAGAGTCACGATGTCGGTCAACTCCTCGTTGACTATATCAACATTAAGCCACTTCAGCACTTGAGCAAGTAGCATAACGACGATTCCGATAATCGTCCTGCTCTGCCACCATGCCTTCTCGTCGTTCATTTATCGGTCAGCTTGGCAAGAGCAAGCTCGATAGCGAGGTTGACTGCACGATTAGATGCGTTGATTCCCTCGCGGGTTGCTGCATCTTTAATCTTATCCACGGCAATCTTACGCTTCTCGTCGCCGCTTTTATCCGAAGTTAGCAACGAAGACACGACTTCCAGCGCGATAGGAAGCAGTTCCTTCAAGAGGGAACTAGCCGAGTCGCGGAGGATTGGAATGATAAACTCGATAACTGATTTAGATGCTCCAGTAATAGCGGAGATAGCTTTGATAAGTAGTGTTTTCATTTTTTATCTTTGTCGTTACTGCGTTTCTCAATCATTACAATAATAGAAACTATCGCTGCAATAGTGCCGAAAGCAAGAGATGTAATCCGTAGCCACTGCTCAACATGAGGCAGGACTGACACGATAACTGCTAGAAGGCTTGTTGCGGAACCCATAATACCGGGATGATGTGGGGCTGACTGAGGATCGAAATTCATTTAAGCGAACATAATTTAATTGTTTAACAATATTCAATAATTATTTCAGGTAATCGTTAGAGTTGATGTAGCCGAGTCGTATGTTCCAGAGCGACCAGCAACGCCAGTTCCTGTAAGTGTGACGGACAATCCAGTTTGAACCGTTGATCCGATAAAGAACTTGAATGTGTCACCGATTGTCGGAGCGATTGTGAAGTTCGCAGTAACAGATGTATTCGTGAATGTAACTTGGTTACACTTGTTTCCCGTATTCACTTGGAACGAAGCGGAAGAAACAATCAGGTTTCCAGCAAGGGTTGATGTCGATCCTGTATATGTATTAACGCCAGTAAGAGATACATTGCCTACTCCTTGTTTAACTAGCCCTCCTCCTGTCCCATCTGTAGTAAGCGCATTCGGAATGTTAAGCTGACCAGCAGAAGGATTAAGAATAGCGCCACCGGACTTAACAACGCACGATACTGTTGACGGTATCGTCATTGTATTAAGACTTGTGAATGCTCCACCGTTGAAATTTATAGTTGCTGGTCTAGCGGTAGCATGCGTTACGCCAGTAGTTGTCAGCGTTCCTCCATTTACATTTAATACAGCAGATACACCAACGCCGCTTCCGCGATTTAGAATAAGGTTACCCGTATTGATTGTTCCTGTTCCAGAAACAGTTAATGTCCCAGCACCAGTTCCACCACCGCACTCAATACCGGGTGTCGTGAAAGTTCCTCCTGATACATTAATTAAGCAAACAGCGCCAGCCAACCAAGTTCCACTAGTGCTAGTGCTAACCGTCCCGCCAGTTTGATTGAATGTTCCATTACCACCGCCATTATCGCCAAGCATCATTCCGCCATTAAGTGTAACAACTGCTGATCCACTTACATTTACGGTTGCTGTAGTTCCCGCACTGACTGCGAGTTGGAAGCCACGCACACCGCTTCCAGTGAATGTCTGTGTAAAATTACCGCTGATATTTAATATTGGATTGGCCGCACCATTGATATTGACAGCATTTGTTGCAGTATAGGTTCCAGAGAATGTAGCTTCTCCTGCGCTAATCGTATTGACTCCAGTATAAGTATTACCAGAACCAGACATTGTTAATATCCCAGTTCCGGTTTTAACCAGTCCTCCAGTATTGGTTGACCCAAGAGACGCAAAATCAACATTCTGTCCGTTTGTATCTATACGAATCGCGGAAGAATTATTTACAATTCTCGATGAGACATCTGTTGTAATGCCACTTCCATACTGCATCGTTCCACCGTTAAATCGAATGCTCCCAGAACCAAATGCACTAGCGTGACCTAATCTCAAGGTTCCAGCGTTAATCCTAGTTTCACCTGTATAGCCATTGGATATATTAAGTATAGTAGTTCCGCTTCCAGCCTGAATAAGAATTCCGCTTCCGCTAATAACAGGGAAGTCTGTTCCCTGCGTTATTGTATTAGTGCGGTTAAATGTAAGCGTTGCGCTGTTGTTTATTCCACTGCTTGAGCCAGCCGATCCAGTTGTAGAACCATTCCCAAATTGAAGTATGCCAGCATTGATTGTAATCGTTCCAGAGAATGTATTGGCCTGACGAAGAATCAGTGTTCCAGTTCCATTCATTACGAGATTCCCTGAAACGCTAGGTGCATTTGCTAGAAC